TAACTACTTTGCCAAAATGATATTTATAAAACTCATAATCACTTTGTGCTATTTGCATACCATCTTCATTATACCAGTTCCAGTCATAATAATCAAACCAGTCATCTTGTCCATTTTGATTACCGTCAATGTAGAAATATTGATCTTGATAGCCATAATCATAAGCTAGTTGCCACCACATATTACCATCATCTATATATTTTTGTATTGCATTGTATTCATATCCTAATGGTCGCCAACTATTCATTACACCTGCAGTTAAGTTTATTTTATTACCTATTTTTAACCTTAATCTTGTATCTAAATTAGAGTATTTTATATCTGCTAAACCATTAAATCTTTGTTCAGCTTTTATTGTGTAAAAATCACCTATATAACGTACAGATATATGCCTATTTTCAAACTCCCTACCTTGTTGTCTTTTTAATTCTACTTGTGCTTTATATTCTAAACCATTAACTGCACCTATTATAGAATTGTCTGATATATATTTTTCAGTACCATCATAAAAATTACCAGGTTTACTTTGATATTTAAACCTTGCTAGTTTTCTTATACCAACTGCTATTGTAAAATCGTGTGGGTTTTCTCTTGTTAGGTTTACTAAATCACCCTCTACCATTTGCCAGTTACCCTGCATAAATAAAGCATTGTTTATACTAACAGATGTGTATATAGTAGACCACTTAAGCACATCTAATTGTGCAAATAAGTTATTTGTAGCAAATAATACTAATATTGTAAAAACTATTTTTTGCATTTTTTTAAATAAGTTTTAAGTTTGCGTACATTTGATGGTTTTGGTCTATACATTATGGTTGTAAATCAGGGGTTAAAAAATCATCTAATCTAATACCTCTTCTTTTAGGTACTGTATCTAAATTCATACCACTATAATAATTTTGTTTAGTAGGTGTTAAATCTTCATTTGTGTTTGTATTGTACTCAGGAAACAAAGATGTGTTATGTCTAAGGTAATCTATTAATCTTTCTGTATACCACTCAGCAGTATTGCGTACAATTTCACGTAAATAGTTTAATTCATCAAAATTTGCATTGTCGCTTGTTTCACTTGTTTTACGTACTATATTTTTATTCATTATTTTATAACTCAAAAATGGTAATGCCTCATATAAAGACCAATGCACTAAAGCATCTTGTATATAGTTTTCTACTAATGTTTGATAATTACCAGTTAAGCTACCACCTGTAATATCACTTTGTAGTTTATTATATAAATCAGTACCTAATTTTGAGTGTATATGCACATCTTGTGCAATTTTCATGTGTGGGCGTAATAATTCTACATCTACGTTACCATTTATAGTAGTAGATTTTTTTAATTTGTTTTCTGAAATAAATAATACTGCCATTACTTAACTACTTTGTCATTAATTTTATTTGCTTGTTTTTCTGCACTATTTAAAGGTGGTACACCTGCATCTTTAGGCACATAACCTTTGTTTCTAGGGTAGTAATTTTTTACATCTTTAGGTAAATAATCACCTTTCTCATATGTAACACCATCAATAACTATTTTTCTAGGTGCTTTACGTAACACATATAACCTACGTAACCAGTAGTGCCTACAGTTAAAAGAGCCTTTAAACCTAAATATGTTATAATTACCAAACTCTGAGTTACTCATACCAGTTATATCCTCACGTGAAAACAAGCTATTGTAGTGTGTGTTTAGCATAGTTCTACAAAAATCTCTTGTATTTTCTATTGCCTTACCACCTCTATACACATAACGTATCTTAAATAGTTGTTTATCCTTATTACTTTTACCCTCTTTGCCAGTTGGGTTAGGTATATCTACTGCAAAATTGTAATTGTGGTTATCATCTTCTGCTTTTTCTTCATCTATTAGCATATAGTCATCTTCAATAGTATACTCATTTTCTAAAGTCAAACTATTTATATAATCTATTGCATCTTTATCTGTAATATTTTCGCTTAAATCGTGCTTACATAAACCTACATTTTGCTCTTGTGCTAATGGCTCATATCCTAAATGCTCACGTATTTCATCTTGTGTTAATACATCTTTTAATACATCACTATCAAACATACTTGATAAAGGTGATACCTCACTAAGTAAAATAGGTAAGTTTATATTGTTTACGTTTAATACCATTTTTAAGCCTTTTAAGGCAATATCTTTTAAAGGGTTTACAACTGTGTTAGTATACAACTCAAAAGCAGTTGCAAGTTCATTTCTACCACCTAACTGACCCTCTGTGCGAACGCCAAGTAACATAGGGCTTGTAACTCTATGCCCTATCATTATATTTTGTATGCAGAGTTCATTCAAAACAGTATATTGTTTGTCTGCATCACTTACTTGTATTGGTTGTAAGTCAGGTGAATTGTTTTTATCATCTGAAAATGTAAGTACGAAACGCCCTGCGTTCACACCAGTAAATTTTTCTTTAATTTGTTGCTCTATCTTAAATCTCTCTTCTTGTGTTGGTACACCATTATTAAAATTAATCCAAAAACTAGGGTGAAAACCATTCTTGATATTAGATAAATGATACTCTGATGTTAAATGGTCTGTTAAAACCCAATTCATAGAGGCTAAATAATCAGGTGTATAGTAAACTTCCATACCTGGCGAATATATACCACAATAAATAATTTGTGATGCCTCAGTTCTATCTTGTGTGTTAAAACTTGCTACCCTACGTGGTGTGTACTCTTTTTTTCTATAGTTTGTCCAGTCGCTTGATACATAATACTCATCTACTATACCACTTTCATTCTTTTTACCTATACGTACTTGCTCTACTGGTATGTGGTGTATTTCTGCAATCTTGCTTTTATCTTTTGACCATATAACATTTAGTGCATATGCACCAAATAATTTTAAATCAAAAGCACATTTTGTGATTATTTCGTGTGCAGTATTACCATTTCTATTTACACTTGCTAAAAACTTTTTTAATTGCACAAAAGCACTTAAATCATTACCCTCTTCCTCTATTATAATATCACCACCTGCTACCATAGATGCAGTAGCATTAATAATAGCACTATGTGTTGCACTAGAATTGTACATATCAATTAAAAATTGTGGGTACAAATTCTTATACTCACCATCACCATATGTAATCCACTCATTATTTGTGTTTTCTAATACTTTTGGTGCTGTTTGTTGCTCTAAATAAACTTGTAACAATCTATTTTTATCCATAATTATAAACTTATACTATTTCGATCTGCAATATCATTACGTACTTTCTCAGAATCAGTAGCAGATAATAAACTGCTAAATATTACCACTTCAAATATTGTTGCAGATGTTAATGATGATGCACCTGTTGATGCTCCAATTTGTTCAAAACCAAATGTACCACTACCAGTACCAGTACCTAAAGATACACCATTCTTTCCTACTCTCACTAAATTGCTAGAATTTCTACTAACTTCTGCTATTGCTTTTGTAGTACCAAATCCACTTGATAGTGTTATGTTTAAAGCAGTGCCACCATGTTTCATTTTAAATGCAGTTGCAGCACCACCTTGTGCAAAACGCATAAATGATGTATTATCTGCACTACTAATAAATGTTTCACTATTTTCTTCAGATAAATCTAATACCATAAATACGTGATAATCACCACTTTCTGTAAAAGTAGTAGAAAAATCTAAATTATCTTGATTACCTGCATCTGTTACAAAACCACCATTACTAAATCCACTACCCTCTTGAGCATCTGCAGTTTGACTAGCATGGTTATTATTACCACTACTATCATTCCATTGTATACCATCAGTTATTGCACCTTGTCCTGTATTAAATTTAAACCATACTTTTAAATTTTCAATATCTGTAATAGCAAAACCACTACTAACCCTAGATTTTAATACTAATGCTTGATTTAACATATTAGTTATGATAACCTATTGCAACACCACTTGCCATAGTAATTGCAGTAATATTAGCAAATATAACTGTTCCAGCAGGAATAGTTGTCTGTAATGCACTTTCACCAGTACAGTTAGTTATTGTAATTGCACTAACTACACTTTCTGTTACAAAGTGAACTGCATAAAAGTTTTCTGTTTGAGCCGCAGTTGTAAAGACAACACTATTACCACCCTTACCTAATTGCTCATTTAATAATTGTACTTGATTTTTAGCCATAATTTTATATAGTTATATATTGTGTGTTTGTTACACTTGTTTCATGTTCAGTATATGTTACCTCATCACCAAATTTACTAGCAGTTGTAAACGTACCATCATATACTATTGCCTTACCTTTTGCTAGTGTTACACCATCACCAGTTATTTCATATGTGTAACTACCCTCATCTGTTAATGCTATACCACCTGGCTCAATTATTGTAAATTGTGCATATCTTTTTGTAAAAGTAGGTGTAATAACTAACTCTTGATTAACATTTTTTATATCATTTGTTAAAATGATCTTGTATTGTGTTACTGCAGTTTTAACCTTATCGGCTAAAGCTACCTTAATTGTGTTAGTTACTGCCTTTTTTATGTATAACATCTTTTAAGTAAATATAAAAAACTTAATTTTATTACGCTTATATACAAAAAAAGGTAGGTTTTACCCTACCTTTTGTTGATTTTATATATAATTTTATATATTATGATGCAGTTACTGTTACTGTAAACCCTGCATTGTCAAATGGTGTAGTCGTGTATGACTGCACTAATAAACAAGGCTCTGATTCTGCACCTGTAAATGTTAAATTATAACCTACCATATCTCCAAAAGCCGCACCACTTTGAGTAGTACCAGCTGATAGTTCTAAGCCATTCTCTTTGCCTAAGCACCAAATTTGGTTTTGTCCATTACCTTGTACTTGTTGTAATTCTACAAATACTAATAATCTATTTTGTGCTAATAATTTTAACTCATTTCTATCTGCTACAGTCATTTTGTGTAACATAATATTTACACTAGGCTCAAAAAATACTGTACCATTTTCAACAGATGGTTGTACAGTTTCTGTAAAAGATGCAGTACCACGTGGTAATGCGTATTTAAATAAATTAGTAGTTATATCTAAATCAGTTACCTCACCAGTAGCACCCGTAGTTACAGTAGCGTCCTCATGTTGTGCAAAGTAGATGTTTTTCACACCCCCCATCACGTCGCGGCAGTCGAGTTGTCTGCCTTTGGTTAGTTCACATGCCATATTTTTATATGTTTTAGATGCTTTAAGCAAGGGGTTTTAACGCCCCTTACTGTTAGCTAGTTATTAATTATGCGTGGTATACAAAGTCAGATGCAACACCTACCTGAACACCTGCTGTCCATCTTGCAACCATTCTAATATTTTGACTCCCATCTAGTGAACTCATATCTAGAACAGAGATTTCTGTAAGATCAGAATTTAGTGATGTTCCGAAAAATAAGTTAGATTTTTGCCCTGCATACATTACGTTGTCTGCAATACCTGGACAAACTGCAATCTTGATACCTTCAAACTCAGGTGTATACTGCCCCATATGGTTAAAAGGGAAAGCACTTAAAGCTGAGATAGCCGAAAGATACAATCTGTATGTCTTTTTATTCATGTATATATACAAATCTTCTGTACCATAGACAGCCGTTGGTATATTAGATGCTAATGTACCTAACTCAGTAATTATGTTACCAGTACCAGAGCCTGATATAAACGCACCACCCGCACTTGAAGATGTCATAGAGCCAGTAGCAATTTTGTTAAATTGTCCACTAGTAGATGTGTTACCTTGCCAAATAGAGTTTTCTACGCTATCTGCAATACTTGTAGCTAAATATGATGTAGCATATGCAACAAAATCATCTTGTTGTGCGTACGCCCAATCACTCAAGAGCGTTTTTTTACAAACATCAAGGTTTACTTGAAATTGCTCAACTTCTAAAACCGATTCTGTAAGCGTAAGTGATGCACTTTGCTCATTAAAAGCACACGTACCATCTTTTACTAAATCTGCACCTACTACTTTGTTTACTACCTCTTTGTAATTTACATTTTCTCTCATAGTTATAAACTCAAGAGATTTTGCTTGTTTTAAAGCAGGGGAAATATATAGCCCCGCATGTTCACCTGCATAGGATGAACTAGTAATCGTTAGACCCATTTTTATTTAATTTTAAAGTTATATAAATATTTTTGTTGTGGCGTTAATTTATCATATTCTACATTAGATAATTTAACTGCCTCTTTTTTAAATTTAGATAATTTAACTGGCTCATCACCTGGCTCATTACCTAAATCTTTTACTTGTTTAGCTAATTCTACATTTTCTTCTTGTAGTTCAGCTATGTTTTCATCTTTTGCAAGGTTTTCTGATCTTAGTTCTTCTAACTCTGCACTCATACGTGCTAAATCATTTTTAACCTCTTCTAATAATTCTTTTACTACTGCACCAATTTCTGCAAATAGTTCTGCATTATCATCTGACATTTCTTCTTTGTCTTCTTCATAAATTTTATCATCATCATCTTTTTTCATATCATCTTCATCTTCTTCTTCTGCCTCTTCCATCATAGATGCAATAACACCCTCTTCTTCTACAATAAATTTCATGCCATCTTCTGTTTCATACTCACCTACTGGTAATGGTATTTGTGTACCATCTTCAACAAGTACGTTTACTGCGACACCCTCAGCAAGAGCATCTGCCTCTGATACAATTATAGTACCATCTGCTAATTTGCCCTCGTATGCTAATTGAGTAGTTTCTTCCTCAATGCCTAAGGCAACTCTGATTCTAGTTTTTAAGTCCATTTTAATTAAAATATAGTTATGTTATTTATAGTAAATATAAATATCTTTTATTTGTTACTTTTTTGAATCTATTTGTTTTAATTTTTTTATTGCCCAATTAACTCCACTTGTACCACCCCAACCTAGCCATGCTACATATCCTTTGTCTTTCCAGGGGGTGCTTTTATATTTAGGGTCAATTTCTGCATTTTTTTCATGTCTTTTAAATGATGCCATGCGTGATATAGTTTCTCTTGTTATATTTTCTTTATTGCACAACTGGTTTGCTCTTGCAAGACCAACCCTTGTCATTCCTTTAACTTCATCTCTACCATGTTCATCTATCCACCTTAAAACTTTACACGCATTATTACTAGCACTTTGTGGGTAATCATTATAACTTTCTAAATACCTACGCTTTTTTTTCTTTTTTTTTTTCTTTTTTTTAGCATTAACTGGTATACAGTTAGGTACTTTTTTACCATCTTTTATTTTATGTCCATATGGTACGTACCCACTTGTGCAAGGGTTTGGTGATATTAGTTCAGTATCCATACACTCACAATCTTCTTTTAGTATTTCTGATAAATTGCTAATGATATCATGGTCTGAGCATGGCATAAAAACTTCTTTTCCATCAAGTGAATGAGAATGCACACCCTCACACCCTAACTCTTTTGCTTTTGCAAGTGCTTCATCTTCATTATCATATAATGGTAAATCAATTTTACCATCTTTGCCATCTGTTACCATGCTACCAACTCTTGCAAACTTGCTCATTTTAGCCATTTTATCTGTAAAATAACCCTCTATTGATAAACCACGTAATTCACCATTTTTTATACGCTCTATAATCTCTTCATTTTCTATTTTCATAGACACAAACCACGTACCCTTAGGCACATCATAACCATAAAGTTTAGATTTATCCATTTCAGGATTTTGTACAATCCAACTCTCAACAGTATGTACACCAGTTATTTTGTTTTCGTGTTGTACTGTAGCATTATTGTTATTGTTGTATTTTAAGTACATTTCTGATGCTTTCTTAACAGTTGCCTCTGTAAAGTATACATAATACTCCTGGTTAGTTTCTGCATCAAATCTAAATATATGCTTATTAGGTATTAGTGCAGGTGATATAAGTAACTTTTGCTCTTCATCTACTTTTGCTAATGTTAGGTTATGTTTTTGTTTGTTAAAATATACAAAGTTTTCTGCTATTGCAGGTTCAGTTACTAAACTTATAGCATCTATTGTAATTTCTTCATGGTTATCATCTATAACTAACTCTACTATTTTTGTTGTCTTTTTTTCCATAATTTTATATTGTTGCTTTTCTTCTTATATTATTTAATCTATCTTGTTCAGTTGTCATTTCATCTGCTACTACAAATGCTTTTACAACACCAGTAGTGATACCACCCGCATCACCACCTACAATACCACCATTAGCAAAACCTCTACCACCACCAGCTTGATTTAAAGCACTTAATAATGGTCTAAACATACGTGTTGATTTTGCATTTATAACACTTTCACCTTTACTTAATCTTGCATCTACACTATCACTTGTACCAGTACCAATACCACGTACCATACCACCAGTAGCCATTTTTTTAGGTGGTGGTGTTGCTACTATTTTTTTAACTTGCATTAAACCACTTACAACTGTTAGGGCGGCGGCTATTTGTGGAAAAGGTGGGGGTGCAGGTGTATTAGCTAAAGCATTGGTTGCGGCTTGGTATGTGTTCATAGTTGCTTGTGCTACTGCTAGTGCTTTACCAGCGGCACTTTCTCTACCTACAATATCACTCATTACATTGAGTGCTTGTAAACCTACTGCCATTTTACTATCTGCTACTGCTTTATCATCTGCTTTACGTTTTTCATTATGTTTATTTTTTAACTCAGTTTCTGCAATTTCAAACTTTTCTTTTATTGCCAATCTAGTTTCTAAATCCTCTACATCTTTTAATGCTTTTTCTTGATCTTGTTCTAATTTTAATAATTCTCTTTCTTCATCACTAGTTGCTTTTGCTAATTCTAACTCTTGCTCTGCTTGTAACCTTTTAGATAGCATTTCTACTTTTTTGTCATTTGCTATTTTTTCTTCTTCTTCTCTTTTTTTATTATCTTCATCTATTTGTGCTTGTCTTTCTTTCTCTTCTGCTTCACGTTTAGCCTCACCCTCTTTACGTATGCTATTTAACTTGTTATTTAATTCTATCTGTTTTGTTGTACTTTCTTGTTGTATGTTAAATAAGTCAATTTCTAATTGTGCTAACTCATCTAAATCCTCTGCAGTACTTTCACTTGCATCAACCTCTGCTTTTTTTAACCTTAATGCTTCTTCCGCGTTTGCTACTCTTTTATCAAGTAAATCAGTTTCTAAATCTAATGCTTTTTGAGCGGCGTTTAATCTAGTTTCTTCATCTTTTGTAGTATCTTCTGCAATTAATTTAAGTGATTCAAGTTCTGCTCTTCTCCTTGCAGTTTCTACGTTTAATTCTCTTTGATTATCTCTTAATTTTTGTGAGGCATTTGATAACCCAACCATTTGTTTAGTTTCTTCCACTATTTCTTCACCTAAACCTTTAACTGAGCCTTTTACATCTTCTATTGCACCTTTAAAATCACCTTTAAATACTTTTGTTACTGCCTCACCTACTTTACTTATTCTATCTGTTATAACTGCTACAGCCGCCCCTATTGCTTTAAAACCAGTTTCTAATAATTCAGCACCTCTTTTAGTTTTTGTAAAAAAAGTCAATAAAGAGCCAAATGCTACTACTAACAAACCAATACCAGTAGATGCAACACCAACTTTTATAGTTTTAAATAATGCAGATGCACCTGCTTTCATTTTGCCACCGAACATCATACGTAAACCTAATGCGGCTTGTTGTCCTTGTTGTTTTACAACTGTTAATGCTTGACTACCTATTTTTTTTAAGTCTGCAAATTTGCCTTTTACATCACCTATAGTAACACCTAAAAAACCAAAATTATCAATATTTGTTTTTAACTCTTTGTTTGTTGCTTTTATATTTTTTTGTACTTTCTCTAAACCTTTTTCTGCCTCTTGTGTTGACATTTTAAGGCTTAATGTTACTTGCTCTTTATTTGCCATTTGCCTTTTAATATTTTATTATGTTGTTTTTTTCCTTTTATTTTACTTATATGTGGTAGTATTTGTTTAAATGCTAACATACCTGACAAAACGTATGTGCCTAATAGTTGGTATTTTTCATTATTTTTCATTTATATAAAACTTGTTTTTAATTCATTTACCATAACTATTACACTCCAGTCAATAGTTACCCTTAATTCACCAGTACACGTTACTTTAATGTAGTCAGGTGTATCACTTACTGCAGTAAAATCATTTGTCCAACCATTAATGCCGTGATTATGATTTGTTAAATTATTTTGCCCTATTCTACTTAACACGCCTGAGTGTACTCTAAATGTATTACGTTGATACTTACCCATACAAGCATCATCACTACTATCAATACGCCTTGCTAAGATATAACATTCTAAAGCTATTATACTTTCTTTAGTTTCATCTATTATAAACCTTTTGTTACTTTCACCACCTATAAATATTTCTGTTTCTGTATCATCTGTAGTACGCCCCTCAAACATTAAAACACTTCTTTGTGTTCTTCCTAAACTACTTGTTATTGCGTGGTTAAATTCTTTGTACCTTGTTGTGTGTGCTAAATCACCTATAGTGTGTGTACTATCTACCTCATCTATTTGGTTATTATTACCAGTTATAAATATGTTTAATGCTTGTTCTTTTAATGTGTTATTTTGTCCTACAATATTTCTATTATTTATAGAATTTTCGTTAACTTTATGATCTTCAATAAAACAATTTGTACCATTAAACACACCACCTACTAACCTACAATCTTCACTACTACCATTTACCTCTTCACCTTTAGTGCCTACAAAAGTTATTAAGTTATTATTTATTTGGAATATTTTTTTAGCCATTATTTTTTTAACATTTCTATTTTTGCAAGTCCTTTTTTACCTGCATTATATTCTATTTTAACTACGTTATAATTTTGATTATCAATTATTATAGTATCTGCAAAACTAAAATTTTGTATGTCAGTTTCTGTTAAATATACTTTTGCTTTTACTAATACTCTGTCATTTGTAAATCTTTGTTGTATATAATCATACCAGTATTTTAGATATAAATTATTGCCTTGATTAAATTGTGTAGAAATAAATAAATTTGTTGTATATCCAAAATTTAAATCATCTAAACCTATGTGCATTTGGTCTGGGTAATCTTCAAAATGACTACCAACCCTATAAAAACTTTGATTAAATGATGTTTGTTGTGAAGTTATATTAGCAGATATAGAATGTGGTTGTTTAAATATTAATCTAGGGTTGTTGCTAAACCTTTCATATGTACCATCATTATTAGCATAACAAGTTGGGTAGCGTAAACCAGTACTATTTTGCTCAAATACCATAGCACTAAACACATCTAATTTAATAACTTGCTCTTTTACATAATCTACTGGCATTTGCACAACCATACTACCATACTCTTGCCCAGTTTCTGTAAAATATTTTGTTAAACGTGCATCATCTTTGTCATTATTATATTTCCAGGTAATTTTACTTGGCACTTGCTCATAGTTTTGTACTATTTCTTTGCTATCTATTTTTTTACTCCAATCTTTAGTTGTACCAGTTTGCATAAAATCATTGAATGGCTCTATTTTTAATTTTTGTCCTTTTTGCTCACAAACAAGATTAAACATTTTAAACAAATCTTTTATTATATCTGCTAATTTGATGTCACCATGATTATCATGTAACCTAACTTGCATAGCATTAGGTACACCTGAAATAAAATTTATATGTAAAAAATTACATTGTGTCCAATTAAAATTAGGTACGGCAGGGTCAGTAATACCAAAAAAACCAGTACCTAGTCGTAGATTCATTATATTACTACTAGATTTTGTTAATATATTTGGTTGTACGTCGGAATAAAAAAACCTTACTATATTACTTAAAATAGGGTGTTGTGCATCAAAAAATACACCATTAGCACCTAAAATAGAGGGGTTTGAAAAACCAAAATTATGCTCAAACCTACTAATAAATGCACTACCTTGATTTTTTTTAATAAAAAAATTCATAGTGCTATTTGCACTTATAGTTATTTGTTGTAATGCAACGCAATTATGATATACTAAATCTACAGAAGAATGTACACCAGTATCATTAAAAATTGTATTTGCTAAGTCAGGTATGGTTATTGTGTTTAAAATAAAATCATTTGTGCCACCTATTGATGTTGTTTCTCTAGCCATTAATGTTATCTCAATACCTGGCGTTGCAAACACTCTTAAACCAATATTTACATTAAAAGTTATATCTACGGCAGGTGCATTTAATGTAGCAGTATTAGTACCAGTTATAGAATTACCAACATTATTTACTGGTTGTGAACTAGGTATTGGGTTTATAGTAGGCTCTTCATTAAAAGGTATTTCAGTATAAGATGTTGTTATAGTGTGTACATTATCAAACGTGAAATTATTTGTAGTTATATTACTTGCATTACTTCCAAATGGGTCAAAACCATCACTTAAAAATAAATGGTCAATAGTTTCTGTAGAAACAATATTACTTGCATCTGTACTTATATTTCTATACGCATTACCAATAGCCGCACGTGTACGCCTATCATCTAAGCCAGTATCCATAAAAATTTTTTCTAAAATATCATTAAGAAAATCACTTTCTAAAGTGAAATTAGCAAAAGCAAATATTTTGTCTACAATGTTTTTTAATTTTATAAAAGGTTGTACATTAATAGCAGGTACAAAAGATGTCATATCACCACTACTATTACCTATGATACCACCATTTTGTACCCAACTATAATATATATCTTTCGTTGTACCAGTAGGGTTAATTGTAGGTATTGATATTGCAGGGTCATTACTTGCAGATGCGTTTACGTTACTTAATGTAAATTCGTGTGTCATTTCATCAAAATCTAAATCTGATATTGTTGCATCTCCTAACGCATCTATAAATCTTATTGTTTCACCTACTAAGTTTACTCTATATTTTGTTTCAGAGTTTACTTTTACAATTTCATTTAAGTATAATAAACCTTCAAATATAGATATGTCATTACTATACAACTGACACTTATGACCTTTTAATGTATCAAATTGTGATACATCTGACTGTAAATCATATAGTTGTTTAAAAAATTTATTGTTATTTTTTGTAGCAGGTAAATCAAATGTTTTAGAGTAATTACCAAACTTGCTTTCTACGTTAGTTATATCATCTATATTATAAGTAATAGCAATATTTTCATCACCATAAGTATCAAGTTCTATTGTTTCTCTTGTATATATTAGTAAACGTATCATATATTTTGTATCCTAGTTTCATTTGATTTTTGTATGTCAATAACGTATTGTATTAACTTATCATTTACTATTGTTTGCTTAACATAGTTTTTTTCATTTACCATAACCTTAACAAAAACACCATTATCTAATTGCATATAAACTAATGGTGATGTAAACAACTCTTCTAATGTAGTTGCCTCTGATTCAGTTATAAAATCAGTATTTGCCTCTATTGTTTCTATTGCATTTACTCTAAATGATGTGTTACCACCTAAATATGTACCTTGTGAATAGTTATCTGTATTATAAGAGCCATATTGTTGTTTAAAATTTGATCTATCTATTTCAGTTGTACGTGTACTTTTTTTAGTAAAGTTGTAATAATCATAAGCACCTAATCTATTTAAATATGCTAATCTAATAGTTTCAAAACCTTTACAATCTGCATCTTGTATTTCAAATGTGTATGTATCACTAACAACTGCACCAGTACTATCTAATGCTTTAACTTCATATTTTGTACTTGCAGTAGATGGTATAACACCTGCATTATTTAAGTTTTTTAAACCAACACCTACGTATAATAAACCATATGCAGTAAATGTTAAATTAGGGTTTGTAAAATCTAAAGTTGTACCTGCAATATTACCACCATTTGTTACATTGTTAGTTTTTTGTACTGTTTGTATTGTACTACCACTAGCATCAAAAAACTCAAAGTTTATTTTATCTACTAAACTCTCTTGTGCATTTGTACTACCAAATTTACCACTAAAAAAAGCTAATGTATGATAATCAGTTAATTGTATTTTTCTATTTACAGTTGATGGTAAACCACTTAGAAAAAAACAATCACTACCACTTAATAAAAGTGTATCTGCATTAAATGTTTCAAAACCATCTTCTAATTGTCTTGTAGCGTTCCAAATCATTTTTCTATCACTTGTTGCTACGTTTGTTTGTTCTATTATTTCACCAGTAGCAGTTGTGCTAAACTCTTCTGTAGCTACTACATAGTATTTTTTTAGGTTATTTTTATTTAGTGCAAAATCATCTACTACGTGTATATTGTGTTGCTCTGTATGTGCGTGTACACCATCAAAAGATGAACTATTAAACTGAGAAACATCTGCATAACCATCTACATCAGTTTCACAAAAATCTTGTAAAATATTAGATATGTTAAAATGTGCCTTACCTACATCATTTGCGACTGCTTTTAATGTTGCTTGTTCTACATATGTACTAAGTGATACATTAGTATTTACAAATACTTTTATCACAAATTTATGATTAAATACACTTTGTGTTGCATTTTTTACACTAAACACAATATCATCATATACTGGGTTTAGGAATTTACTTGGTTGTTTATGAAATTGTACCGCCATTATTTTATATCTTGTGTTGTTTCTTTTATAAACTTTCTTACATCTTGTGCATATGCTTGTATAACATTTTTTGGTAACTTTCTATAATGTTGTCTAAAAGCATTACTAAAAAACCTTGTAGCAGGTAAACCAAATAGTGCTATTTTTCTACCTATTAAATATGCTAAACTTTCACGTTTTATAAACCTACCTTTTTTATCTCTACCTTGTATGCCTTTACGTTTTATCCATGCCTCTATAACATCTTCTTTTATGTTTTTTCCTTTAAACTTATATGGTGATTTATATGCTCTTCTACCACTTTGACTACCTTTTACACCCTTATCTTGAAACATAGCATATAAAGGCATTTTAAAGTTTAATTCAAGTGATAGGCTTTTATGTACTTTTAAATCATAACTTAAATCTTGTGCTAGTTTGCCAGTATCTATGTGATCTTGATTTTTTAAATTGCGTATTGACTGGTTTATAACCTTATCAGCAAACATTTTAAAAACACGTTCAGTAGATTTTAATTTAAGTTTTGTCATTATGCTGTTGCTACTACTATTTCTACATCTGTTTCACTTGCACCAGTTCTAATGAACAAATCAGATATTGTATGCCCTAATGTTGTTATTGCACCACCACTTGTGTTACTATCAACTGTTAATGCACTTATTACAAAACTTTCACCTGCATCTAATTGAAATGCACAACCTACGTTGCTTTCTGTAGCAAATGTTAAATTAACTGCATTAGTATCATCTAAGTTAGTAATACGCATATATTTAAAATCATCACTATCAAATACATTATTGCTAGGGTCTGATGCAAATTCTACTACAGTATGTGTTGTACTTGCTTTTAATTGATATACTCTTGATGTATATTGTGCTATACCAGTTATACTTTGTGTTGTTGTTTTATCATAAGTAGTGCCATTTAAAGTTATTGTTTCTGTAATGTCTACCTTTAATGTTGCCGTTGTTACTGTTGTTGCCATATTATTTATTTATTATATTATTTACATTGTATCTGTTGTACACGCACTTGCGTTAAATGATACTACTACCTCCAAATCTGCTCTCCAACCAGTTACATCATTATCAAACCTTTCTGTAAATGGTGTACAAGCTACATCATCACTAAATCTAAAGTCATTTTCCATATCACCAAATGATGTACTATGTTTAAATTGACTAATAAAATCACCTATTACTTGTAGTGTATCACTAAGTACATCATTTTCATTACCCTCATCTGTACTTACTAAATCCATTACATATAAACTTAAACTATATGATAATTCATGGTTTGTAAATCTTGCACTTTCTATGCTTAAATGTGATAATGCGTAATTAGTTTCTTTTAAATCTATTTCAAATATATCACCAAATGTAGCATCTTGTATATATTCATTTGCATCTGCTATATCTTCATATAGCTTTATAATATTACTTAATGTAACATTTTTTTGTTGTATGCCTACTTGATTTTTAAACTCTCCAAAACTCATTTTTTAATAGTATCTAAATCTTTAGAATAACACAAAAAAGTAAATATTTCTTTTGCATTTAATTCTAGTATGTTATTAATTTTTGTTATATCACCATTACTTAAATTATATATTACACTATACCAACCCCACTTGTTACCAAATTGCTCTTCTTTTGTTTGTATATTTTCTTCATCTTGTTTTGTTGTTTGTTTGAAGATAATTGCAAACTCTTCTGCAATTCCTTGCCTATAGTCAAAAAAAAAGTTGATGCACCTTGTACAGTAGATACACTTAAATTGTCTTTAAATAGCTTTGCATTTTTAATACATTGTGTACTATCATAATCTACTATTGTGTATTTATCTTTTTTCTTTTTTACTATTTCTCTATATAAAACACCCATTACTAAATGTAAATTCTTTATAGGCTCTTTTAAATAATTATCTAAATCTACAAACTCTGCAAATGTTAATTCTTGTAAATTAGGGTGAAAGCCATACTCTTTGTCATTTATAATAAAAACCAGGTTTAACTCTTCATTTGTTTTATCTTGTAACAATTTTGCTAAAACCTCATCTACCTTATCTATATCTGATTTTTTACATTTTTCTAAATCTGCAAAAGGCACACCTATAAAAGCACTTATAGTGTTTAATGTCTTTGTATAGTCATCTTGCTTATCATCATAATTAAGCATAAATTTTTGGTAACTACTTATAGTTACTTGCGACCATTTGCTAGGTATTGTATATTCTTTATTGTTTAGTGTTAATAACATTTTGTATAGTTATTTATTAGTAAATATAAATTGTTTATTTTTGGTGCGTTTTTAGAATTAGTTAAGAGGGGTATTTTTATTTGTTTTTGTTACCCCTCTTGCTAATATATATAGTATTTACCAACATTAGCTTTTAATTCATAATACATACGCATCATTAGTGCATCACTATAATCAGGTGATCTTCCTAATTGCTGTTTTATTTTTTCTTTACTAACTATAGCTAGTTTTGTATCTTTATCTATTTTATCACGCCTTACTTGTTCTAGTTCTTTTGTTAGATTTTCTTTTATTGTAGTATCTTTTGTGTTTACATATATTTTACCAGTATTTATATAATCTGCTAATTTGTAGTAACATTGTGTTTTAAGGTTTTGATAGTTTTCATTATTTAATGCTTTACTATTATTTACAAACCCTAAACACCTTAGTATATCACGACAACCACCACCAACACCATCATCATCAACAATAATGTTTTTTAAAGGTACATTTTCTAATCTTTGTATTTCTTTTATTTCATCTGCTACTTGTGTAATTGTGTTTGTATCAAATACTTTTATACGTTCAGCTCTTAAACCATTCCAATATATTATTACAGTTTTATCTTTGCCAAACCTGGCTACATCACAACTAATATATTTATTGCCACTTGCTATATTATCTGCATCATACATATTTAAAATAGCATCATATTCTATTAGCTTATCTTCACTATCATCATATTCCCAGTTACCATATAGTAACCTTTGTTTACTTATCTCATCAAGTTTTAATAGTTGCTCTTTATAGTGTTTAGATATATGTACATTATCACTTGCTAGTGCTTGTATAAACTTTCTATACTTAGGTAATACACCTTTTTTGTTAGGTAAGTAAAACTCATTATACACCCAGTTTTTTGCAGGGTTGCAACTCATAAACAATTTAGGTATTAAATTTAACTCATCTAATTTGTACCTTATCCTTGATGATAGTATTGCTTTAGCTTTTTGCGTAACCTGGTTACACTCATCAATAAAAGCAAGAGTAAGTTCCAAAGAACCCAAACTATCAAAATTAGGATCACTAGGGTAACTGAACAAATCTTTAAGAATAACCTCTGAGCCATTGTAAAATGTTATTATGTTAGTAGAGCCATTAAATGTATAATCTTTATTTGCTTTTAAACCCCACTCTGCACAACATTGCCAAAATGTAGCTAATGTAGTTTTTTTAAGTGTATCAAGTTTGCTACGACCAATTAAACACCTAATACCTTTATACTTAATACAACTATATATTATCCATGCACAACCAATATATGATTTACCACCACCAGCACCACCACCAAATAATAACTCACTTGTTTCATTATCAAATAAATATTTTATTGCTTTGCTTTGTTTTGGTGTAAACTCTGCTTCAATCTTCATCAGTTAATTTGATGTTAATTTGTATAGGCTCATCATCAGTAGTAATATCATGTTGTTGTTTTTCCCAATAACCACGCTTTCTACCTTTTGTCTTTAAATAAAATATAGTAGCACTTGTATTGTTATCTTGTATTTGCTCAAATAATTTGCTTTCTGCAAAATCTAAACTAACATTCTCTATATCTTTTACCTTACTTGCAAAATCATCATCTTCTTTAAGCCATTTATAAAATGTACTTCTTGGTATATCGGTTTTTTTACATGCAGTTGTTACTACACCTAAACTACTTTCTAGAGCCTTTATTATTGTTTCTTTTTTTATGTGTCTACTTTTGTCCATTGCTTATTATATTTAAAAATTTATAATATGGTTTTTGCACACAACTGCTTAATTCAATATATGTGGTTTTTTGTTCTGGAAATGTGTGTATTGCAAAATGGCTTTCGGCTAATAAAAATAATGCAGTATATCCATATGGCTCAAAATGTTTATCTATAATATTTAAAATTTTAAAACCACTTTCTATTAATACGCTGTTATAATAGCTTTTAAGCTTTTTAGAGCTAGTTTCTTTAACCCAATCGCTATAGTTGTGCATCTTAGCTTTCATCTATTGTTAAATTTATTTCTTTGTATATATTGCTAATTTCTTTTGTATCTCCTTTGTAAAATACCAACACGTTTTGGTGGCATTTGCCTACCTTTCTATTTATCATATAACGCCTAACCCTTTGTGGTAATGTGCCTAATGGCTCAACTAATACCATTTCGTTATATAAAATCATGTTGTTTTTAATAAATATGTTTTTTATATCATTTGGAAAGTTATAATATGCACCATTTTTATCTCTCAAATCACCAACTACAATAAATGCAAACCTGTTATCCTTTAAACATTTTATGCTATTACTAAATGCTGTATCTAATATTTTTAAAAAATCTGCATATTCTTTTTGATTACTTGCATCATTTTTAAGTTCACTATAAACCTCTAAATCAAAATATGGTGGGCAACTAAATAATAAATCTTGCGTATTTGCTTTAATGTGTTTTAAAACATTTTGCCCATCATCACATATGTACTTGCTTTTGCTTCCTTTTAGCCTAGAGTTATTTAAATCTGTTTGCTCTTGTCTAAGTTCTATTCCAGTAAATTTATTACCCATATAATCACTTACAAAACCAAAAACACTATCACCTGCAAAACAATCAAAAGTATTGCAATTTTCTAAACCAAACCACTTATTGCATATTTCAGCTAGTACAGGGTCTAACAAACTGACACCATTATTAGTGCCTGACATAATTCCAGTTAATTTATTTTGTCTGCTTTCACCTTTATCTTTTATCAGTTCATGCCACGCTGACTTTCTTTCTTTCCAATAGCCTTGCCTACTATCTAATATTGTAAATGGTGAAATAACAAAACTATCTTGTAATTTGTTATGCTTTGGTTTCTCATCGTCATTTACCCAAACATCTAAACCCCAATTATCTAATTCTACAGAGTTCCATTCATTTGCTAATATATCCCAATCCCATTCTCCAAAACCTACATTATCTTTTATGATAATTTCTTCACAAGTTTCTTCATATGTTTTATCAGTATTTAAATCTAAATGTTCTTTTTTAGTATATTGTATTATTGGTATTTGTTTGATTCCTGCTTTTATACACGCTTGATAACGCATATTACCACCTAATATAATCATATCATCATTTACAATTATTGGTCGCATTTTTAACATTTGTGGTAAATCTTTAACACTTTTTATTAATTTATCAAACTTAGTATCTTTTATAATTCTAGGGTTATCAGTATTTACTTTTACTTCATATGGTTTTACGTATTTAACTTTCATTTTCTAAATTATTTATTTCAAACTCTAAATGTGCTATTGCTTTTTTTATACAATCTATAGGTGTTTTGTGTTTACGTTTTGCACGTAAAATGTAACTACATGCAGTTCCTAAATTATATGAAAGATTAAACTCATAAATAACATCTTTAGCCATCATACCATTACGCCCTACATAGTATGCAGGTACTTTGTTTTCATTTTCTACCATTTCATCACAAGGCATATTTCTTGTAAAATCATAATAGTACTTACTTTTTTCCATTTTTCTTTTTAGGTTTTATTACTATTGATTTAACAAACTCAAAACAAGTATTTAAACAACTACCACAATTAGTTGTATATTTATAATTAGTATTATTTAACTCATTATAAAACTTAATCATCTCTACTTTATAGTGATGACTTTTTGCCTTACCAGTTTTTATACCTTGCCATATATATTCTGCTTTTTGCTTATGATCTTTATTTAATTTCATTCCATTTATTTTTAGGACAACTTTCAGTTTTCCATTTAGCTTTAGTTTCTATTGGACAACCACAAATTGTACATTCATATTCTATATAATCAAATTTAGGACACCTGGTACACGTATGTACTCTATCATAAAATGTAACCTCATCTACATCTTTAAAACCACCTACTGCACGTTTATAACTAGCTTTCAGTAGGTTGTATGCCTTTATCATCAAATCGGGTTTTTTCATATTTTCTTTGCAATTTTACTATACCATATGGCTCAAACCATCTACCATATATTACATCTATATCATCAAATTCAAATTCATTTAAATTTACCACATACTCTAAATCACCATACTCATTATAAAACTCTATTGCAGGTACATTGTAATTAGTATATTTTATCAACTCTTCTAATTTCATCTAATCTTTTTTTTATGTATGTTTTTACATTTTTAATTGTAGTAAATATACTACGCCTACTTATACCAGTTTTGTTTGCTAATGATGATAATGTATATTTATTGCCATCTAATTCACCAAAATAATATAATTTAAATAATTCTCTATCATACCAATACAACTCATCTAGTAACATTTCTATTAACTCTATTTTGTCTTGTTGCTTAGTGTTATTAGTAAATATAAATTTTTGCATTTTGTTGCAATCTTGTAATGTGTGCATATCATAAAATCTAGCTATTCTATAATAGTATTGACTTGTTTTACTATGATACATATTTGCCATTATACGTGCTACAAAAAAAAAGAGTTTACCATCTTTTTTGATAAACTCCATTTTTCCAGGTGGGTACTTTAAGCATACAAACAATGCCTCATGTAACAAATCCTCTACAAAATCTGTTTTACATATATTCCTTGCAATAGATAATAATTTATTATATTCTTTTTGTGTCAGTTGCACAAGCCAAGTTTACAAAAATAAATAAGCAATATGTAAATTGTTGAAAATTAGTTATTCACATTAATTTGTTCAATTCATCTTTGTAGTATTTTATCATATCTTCATAATCTTGTTTACTACGCTTTACGCTTGTGTTTGATAGTTGTATAACTTCATCAAATTTATCTTCACCTATTTCTGCTTTTAGCTTATTACCAAATATGTATTGTTGTCCTTGCTCGAACATATTGCACTTTACACATTGTACCCTGCAATTATCTGATAACCAACGTGTTGCATAATGTCTGCGTGATTGAAAATGTCCACATTGCATTTCTTTTACTGGTTTTGTAACACCACATGTGTAACACGCTACATAACCATTACTATCTGCATAATACCATCTAATGTATTTACTAAATATAGCATCTAGTTTTTTTACAAGTTTTGATTTACTCATATATCTTTTTGAATAAGTGCATTAATACATCTACAGTAATAGAATTACCAGCTTGTTTATATAGTTGTGTATCACTAACATCTTTTACTTTGTAAAAATCATCATCTTTATATCCTTGTAAACGCCAGGTTTCTAATGGTGTTAATCTTCTTATTTTATTTTTTTTGATTAATGGTGGCATTGTACTTATATCTTTTTCGCTATGTCTTCTTGCTGATAAACAAGGTGTAATTTTATCCTTTCTCTTTCTTAAACCCTCATCATTTCTATAATCTGCTACCCATTCTATTGCTTGTAGGTTAGGTGCATCTAAACAATATGTTGTACCATCTGATTTACATAAATGTCCACTACCACCTGCATTTTTGTTTTTCTTTAAAGATGGTCTATTTGCACCTCTTTGTTGTAAGTTATGCACTACTATATCATTTACATCTACACATTTTTGATCTTTGTAATCTCTTCCCAATAATGTTTGACAAATTTCCTTTTGTACTATATTTTTTTTGCTAATAAATTGACTTGTTTTAATTCCATTTATAGCTTTATCACTTAAAAAATACTTATCATCTACCTTATCTTGTAATATATCTTTTAATTTTTTATCTAATGGTATTTCTTTTGGAAAACTAAAATGCCTAAATTCTTTATAACCTACAATAAAAATACGTTCTCTATTTTGTGGTATACCATAATGTTTAGTGTTAAGCACTTGCCAGTATATATGGTAACCCAAACCATCATCAAACATATCTAAACTTATTTGCCCATTTTGTGTACCACCACCATTAGAAAGTATATCTACAATAGTTTGAAATGTACGCCCTTTGTCATGTGATAATAAACCCTTAACATTTTCCAATACAAATACTTTAGGTTGGTTTATTTTTATAAACTCTGCTACATTAAAAAATAATGTACCTCTTGCCTCTTCAAAACCTTTACGTTTACCAGCTATACTAAATGCTTGACAAGGAAAACCTGCAACATATAAATCTAATTGCTCTATTTCTTTGTGGTTTCTTTTTGTTATATCTTCATAAAATATACCAGGTTTGTGTAATTGCTCAAAAGATTTTCTAGCGTATTTATCTATCTCACAAGCAAAAACGCTTTTGTGTTTAATACCTAAATATTTTAAAGCCATTTCAGGTGATCCTATACCACTAAAATCAGTTCCTAGTTTCATCTAAAGTATATTTACTAAATGATACTTTTTCATTAAATCTATTTGTACTACTTATTAATTCTGATTTAATATTGTAACCCTCATCTTTTAACTCACATATTCTGCTTGTTAAACGCATTATAGCATAATCATTAAATGCTTCTAATGGTGTGATGCTACCATAGTTTTTTAAATGTCTAAGTACTTTTTGTTTTTGATTTAGTTTCATAATTTTGATTTTAAATAATTAGTATAAGTTTTATATATATGTTTCATTTGCTCTTTGCCAAACCATTCAAATATTTGTGATGTTGGTATTTCTAATGTCATTAAATCATTTTCATAATTTTCAAACACTATCAAAGTAGTATTTTTATGGCTTTGCAAACTTACAATACTTTGTATTTCTTTAAATTCTTGTTTTGTTTCCATGTTAAAATTTATTTATTTTATCTTTGAATTCTTTTTGTTTTCTTTTGTAATTCATATTATCTACTGCTAACCATATACAAGTATATAGTAATGATAATATAGCTAATGTTAATATTAATATATTCATTTTAATTGTTTTGCTTTATTTATTGTACTTCCTATTGCTTTTATGTTTTGCTCATGCTTTTGATAATCTGTAATAAGTTTTTGTTGTCTTTTTAATTGTTCGCTTTTTTTGTGTTGTTTTAGCCATACATTCCAGGTACGTGCATTTATAAAACAATTAAGATCATCACCATCTTTTATACCTTTCTCTAAAGCAAATTGCACCTCTTGTATTGTCATAGTAGAATATCTATTTATTAAATCATCATACAATAAACTAGCCATTGTTACAACTTGTTGTGCATCAGGCTTTTGCCCTAACATTAAATAACACTTACTCAATATATCAACACAATCATTTTTAAGTGCTTTAATATCTGTATTAAATCTATGCCAAATTTTATCCATTATTAATTATTTTTTTAGCCTCTTGCCATACATTAAGCATGTGTTTTGTTTGTGATACTTTAGGCTTATTAAAATTATTTCTTTGCCACCTTAACATACGCCTTTTAACATCAAATGTTTTTTGTTTTTGCCACCTCATCTTTTTGCCTAATGGTGATTTTTCAGTCCAGTAATCTATAAAGTTGTCAAGATCATTAAAATTTATTTGTATTGCTATATCATTCCACTCTAATATATAATTACTTTGTATATTATTTACTTTGTTATTATTAGTATTTAGTAGTGCTTGATTTTCTTTATTAAGATTTTCTTGATTAAGGTTTTCAACATTAAGGTTTTCTAAAATAGGGGTTTCTGATATAATATAATCAATACCTTTCAGCTTACCATCTATACGTTCACGTTTACGCCTTACGTATCCATGCTCTATTAATTCTTTAAAAGCACTATAAATAGCACTTGTACCATCTTTATGGTGA